ATGGATCACCCTGGACAAGTAAGCCCCTCGTGGGCCCGAGCTATCGACGAGTACCTCTCGGCGCAGCGCGCGGCCGGCTCCCCCACGACCACCTGCACCACCCGCGTGCAACACCTCGAACACCTCGCCCGCCGCGTCAACGCCGACCCGTGGGATCTCACAACCGACCAGCTCGTCGAGTACGCCGGCGACCAGACTTGGGCCCGGGAGACTCGGCGTGGCCGGCGCTCGACGTTCCGGTCGTTCTGGCTCTGGGCGATCAACACAGGAAGAGCCGCGGAGAACATCGCCCTCGTGCTGCCGAAGGTGCCGGCGAGCGAGCCTCGTCCGAGACCCACCCCCGATCACGTTTACGCGCACGCGATAGCCCGCTCGACGCCGCGTGAGCGCCTAATGCTTAGGCTCGGTGCGGAGATCGGCCTTCGCCGTGCTGAGGTCGCTGTGATCCACTCAGACGACGTGACACAGGATCTTGTGGGCTGGTCCCTCCTCGTCCACGGGAAGGGCAGCAAGAAGCGCACAATTCCTCTGTCTCCCTCCCTCGCACTAGCTCTGCGCGGCCTCCCCCGCGGCTACGCGTTCCCCGGGGACGACGACGGTCACCTATCGCCTCGCTGGGTCGGCAAGCTGATGACGAACCTGATCCCTGAGGGCTTCACGATGCACTCACTCCGGCACCGCTTCGCGACGAGGGCTTACGGCGTCGAGCGCGACGTCTTCGCCGTTCAAGAACTACTCGGGCACGCCTCTCCAGCGACAACGAGGAGGTACGTGCAGATCGAGAACGCGGCCCTGCGACGGACCGTCCTAGCCCTGGCGTCCTAGACCGAGGCCACCGAAGCGCTCACGTTGAAGTCGTCCGTTCGCTTCACCGCTGATTCCTCGACAATGAATTCGGTGCCCTGTTCACGCGTTTGAATCTTCGCCACGCACGTACGCGAACCCTCGATGTATGTGATCTCGAAGTACCCGCCGGGGTGCGGGCCGGGGACGCTCAACGAGTCGCCCTGGTTCCAGTTCTGTGTGTACCTGTAGCCGGCGGAAAGGGCGGTGAACAAGAGACTTCGACCCGGCTCACTAATGCCCTCGAAGTTCGGAAGGTTGTGATAAACGACGCCAACGGCCATGGCCGGCTTCACGCCCAGTCGAGTCAGCTCCCACGTAGATCCCGATATGTGAGTCGCCTTCCATGCGGGCCGAGTGCGGCGCCCTCGCCACCTACCAAAAAAGTAGGTGCCGATCGACGGCACAATGCCCACAAGCAGCGGATAGACAAAGTCTGAGAGAAAGTCCACGATCGGAGCTTAGAGGCCGGCTGTCGCCAACGGGACAGCGCGCCAAGAGCCCAGCGAGACGATCTGAACGTTTCCCACCAAGACGAGTAGCCGGCGTCGTACCGACCTGTCGAGGATCGATATGACGCCGGCGTTTTTCGTTGGGGATACCTCTAGGCCGGCGGGTGCTGCAGCTGCGAGCTCGGCGCCGCGGTGCTGTGGATACCTACAATTCCGCCCGGTGCTGCGGGCCGGCGCTCACCGGGGCTTCCAGGCGAGCAGCCGAGCGGGGCGCGATCTCCGTGACCTCCTTGACGTCGACGCCGTGCTTTTCCATGAGAAGGGCGACTAGGCGGCGGTTCTCCTCGCGCTCGGCTGAGAGCGTCCCGTTGGTCTGCGTGCGGATCGTGTCCAGCTTCTGCGACTGTGACACCTGGTTCGCTCCGAGACCCGCGGCGGCGATGACCAGGGGGAAGACGATCAGGGCGAACGTGGTGATCTGCTCGACGTCGCGGCCGAGAGCGATCAGCACGAAGATGCCGACGAAGACGACCCCGACGAGGGTGACGATGATGCCGACGAGGATGGTGCGGTTCTTGTCCACGGGTGGACTCCTTACTTGGTGTGGGTGGGGTCGGTGGGGAGGCCGTCGACCGCGACCTGAATGGCGCGCACGATGGTGTTGGTGTCGGCGTTGTCCTGAATCTGGGTTACCTCGACGCCGTCGCGAAGGACAGGCTGAGTCACGGTCTCGTAGATGCCGGCGACCTGCTGTGCGAGGGGCAGCTTGTCCGGGCCGGTGCTGTCGCCGCCGGCCCACAGTCCGGTGTCCATGGACTTGAGCACCTGGGAGACGGAAGGCCCCCCGTCGTAGGCGGGCCAGTTGAGCAGGACGGACACGATTTCCTTGGCGTCGGGCATGGGGTCGATCTCCTTTTTGTTGGTGCTCGCGGCCTGGACGGCGGCCACGAATCGGATATGTCCGGCGACCCATTCGAGGCGCCACTCGAAGTGCCAGGGCTCACCGGCGATGGTGGCTCGGAAGCCGTAGGCGCCGGCGAGCTTGTAGAACGCCCTGGAGACGAGCGTGGCCAGGTAGCCGACGCCGGAGCCGACGTCGACGCAGCGGCCGGCGACGTGGAAGGCGAGGGGGTCGTTGGGGTGCCAGGCGGGGTTAAACCCCGGGCTGTTGCGGTTCTGCCAGAGGTAGAACTGTCGAGCCCAGGTGCGCGTGCCCTCGGTCGCGATGACCCACACGCCGCACGCTGCGGCGACGGCCGCGACGAGCAGGTGCCAATACACCGCGGCGTCGGCGTTGAGGGTCTGGCCGTTGCCGATGCTTGCCTGAGGCCCGGGGCGGTTGCTCATGTGGAGGGCTCCTCGGTCTGGTTCTGCGGGCGGTCCTCGGGGGGCAGGGTCTCCCACTCGGTCCCGGCGCAGCGCGCGCAGATACCGGTGGGAATGAAGGGGTCGACGTCGATGCACGGGCCGTCGTGGGGCTTGGAAGTCATGGGGGTCCTATCTACGAGGGGATGACGCCCACAGCGGCGCCGGGGAGGGTCGAGGGCCAGGGGTCGGCGGTCTGCCATGAGGCCGTGATCTGCATCGTCGAGCCGGCCGGCAGGGCCGCGTTCAGGCGGATGCCCGAGGACTTGGAGAGGTACCACCCGAGGGCCTCAGTCGCGAGTGAGCGATTGATGGCGCCTGACGCGGCGTACGCCGGCGACGGCATGGAGATGACCTGGACGGGGCGGAACCCGAGCGGCAGGGCGCCGCCCGTGACCACGGTCACGCCGGCCTCAGTCACGTTCACTCGGAGGACCATGGTCACCACTGAGCCGATACGACGGAGGGTCGCGTCGCCGTAGGAGGCGTCGGACTGCTTCTCGACGCCGGCGGCGAGCAGGGTCGCGATGTCACGGGTGCCGGTGTCACCGAACAGGGTCTGCTCCCGGACGTTGTTCTCATCCCAGGCCATGAGCCGGCGACCCACGGACTCATCCCAGCGGCCGAACATCGTTCGCTGCCAGCGGGCACCGTCTGACACCCTGACGCCCTTGTCCTCGTCCACGTAGTACGCGCGGCCGATCGAGGTGCCCACGGCCGGCAGAGCCGCGACCGTGGCGACCCTGGGGAAGGACGATCCTGCGGGCCCCTCGGGGCCGCGCTGGGTCGAGGCGGGGCCCTCGGGCCCTCGTGGGCCGACTAGCGTTTTCCACTCGACACCGTCGCTGTAGAACAGGGCGCGCTCGGCCGTCACGTAGAACACCCGCGAGACGGACGACGCCGGTGCTGGGAGCGCGGCCACGCTCGCGGCAATAGGGAACCCGAGGGGATCGCTGGCGTCAGTGGACGGGCCCAGGTAGACGATGCGGAGGTAGTCGTCGGTCACGCCGGGCTGGCCGAAGGTGCTCGAAGCGTCGTTGTAGAGGAACAGGCGGAACACGTCGGTCGGGAGGGCATCGATGACCGTTGCACCGCCGACCGCCCAGCCCCACGTGTGGTTCTTCCAGATGAGACCCGAGTCGGCCGTGGCGGAATTGCGGGTGATCTGCCCGGCGATGGTGGCTGCTCGGCCGATGTGGCTCGTCATGTTGACGGTCACGAGGTAGCGGCCGGCGCGGGGCACCTTGAGCCCCGAGGTCGTCCACGAGTAGCCGCCGGTGTTGGCTCGCTGCGGCAGGTCGCTCGGGCTGATCTGGACGTATCCGGCCGCGAGTGTCGGGGCGTTCGTGGCGGACTTGGTGGCGTCGAAGTAGGGGGCGCCGGCGGGGTCCTCCAGCTGCCCGAGACGCTGGAGGAGGCTGAGGAGGTCGGCGCCGACCGGAGCCTGTCCTTGCGAGAGGAGGATCGCCTCGACGGCCTGGGCGATGGACCAGGACTGCTCCACGACGTCTTTGCCCTTGGAGGAGCCGTCGAGGGCCGGGAGGTTGAGGGTGGGCGTGTATCTCATGAGAGTCCTTGCGTGACGGTGGAGAGGTCGTTGAGGGCGATCGAGTCGTCGAATGAGGCCCAGGTCGCGTCGGAGTTGCCGAACAGTTGGGAGATCGTGAGGGGCTCGCGGGCGGTGGTGCGGCAGGGGGCGACCGTGACGTCGTGCGTCCAGCCCTTGTCGTAGGTGAAGGTGCCGCCGATGATCTGGTACTGAGGGCCGGCGTTCTGGAGACCGTTGAACACCGAGCCAGCGAGGTACAGGGGCATGGTCTGAGTCACGGGCGTGTAGATCAGTTCCGTCAGCCCCGCGTCTCCGAGGGGGAGGCGGCGGTCGTCGAAGCGGAGGACCGGGAGACGGAGTTGGTTGTTGACCGAGTCGACGATCTTGACGACTTCGTTCAGGAGCCACGGGATCGCCCGGTTGTAAGCCGCCACGGAGCCAGCCAAGAACTCGGACGGGTCGAGTTCGATGAGGGAGGCGTCGAGCTTCAGCACGCGACGGGTGCGGCCGGTTGCGCGGCGGGTGAGGGCTGTCGCGATGCGCGACAGGTAGGTGGTGCGCTTCTGCGATCCCTGGCTGAGAGCCGGGTCTTTGCCGTACCAGGTGTAGTCATGCTCGACGACGTCGATAGCGTTCGCGACGGTGGTCTCGGCGGTGTACCCCTGCGCGGTCGCGATGCGGGCCGCGGGGATCACACGCCCGGACGGGATGACGATCGTCGTGCGCCCGCCGCTGTAGGTGAGTACGACGTTGGACGCGACGGAGAGGCGGCCGAGCTTGATCGCGTTGTTGGCGGGGTCGTAGTCGACGAACCCGAGGGGTCGGGTCTTGTAGGCGCCCTCGATGATCTCCAGGGCCGTCGCGGCCCGAGAGGCGTCGATCGAACGCATCCGAGAGGTGGTCTCCTCGGCGGCGACAATCGCGGGAGGCCGCTCGACGCTGTCGATGATCGTGCTCGCGCCGGCGGCGAGGAGGAGGTCGATGCGAGTAACCGGTCCGCGCTCGCTCCAGCCGCCGAGTCCCTCGACAGTGGACGCGGCCGAGTCACCCACGAATACGGCCATCGCGAGATCCGCGACGGTCGAGGAGGCCTGGACATCGACGATCCACACAGGCTCGCGGACGAGCGTGACGGGGTTGAGGGCCTTCTCCCGGCGGGGCTTCGCGCTGGCGATCGTGCCTCTGAAGATGACGCGGTCGGGGCCGGTCCGCTCGACCGTGACGGGCTGGCCAACGCGGGAGGCATCGGTCGACCAGCTGCCGTCGCGGTCGATGACGCGGAATCTCAGGATGCCGGGGTCGACGTCGTCGTAGATGCTGTCTCGGCCCCAGTCGAACGAGAGGCCGGCGAGGGCGGTGATGCTCACGCCGTCGTACCGTGCAGCGAGGATCTCGCCGTTGACGGTCACACGGGCGCCCATCATGAGGCACTCCCCCCGGCGGTGCGACGTCCTGTGGTGCGCTCGTACTCTCGGATCGCCTTGACGATCTCCTTCCCGAGCGCGGGGCCGTCGGCGCCCATGCCTGCGGTGATGTTGATCTCGATCGGTCGCTCGTCTGCGCGCGTCGACGACGTGGTCGCGGGGGATGCGCCGGTCGTCGACGAGGCGGTCGACGTAGAAGCGATCGCGCTGGTCTGGGCGGGCGCGGCGAAGCTGCGCATCATGGACATGGGCTGGGCGATCTCGGTCGGGGTCGCGATGCTCATGGTCCGGAGGTTCCCGAGCCCGCCGGCCTGACCGCCGGCGGTGATCGCCTTCTGGTCGACCTTCGTGCCGTTTAGGCGCTGGATCGCGGAGATGACCTTCTCGACCCAGCGCCACATGCTCTTGAACCACTCGACGACGGGCGAGATGAAGTCACCGATTGCGGCGAAGACTTCGGAGCCCTTAGCCACAAGGGTGTCCCAGTTCTGGATCACCAGGACGACGATGGTGATGATGAGGGCGATCGCCGCGACGATCGCGACGACGATGAGGACGATCGGGTTCGCCAGCCATGCGGCATTGTTGGCCCACTGGGCGGCGGTCTGGACGGCCTGAATTGCGGCATAGACCTTCATCGCAGCCGACATGATCGTCACGGCGCCGGCGACGGCGGCGATGACGACCGCGACGGGGCCGAGGATCGGAGCGAACTCGGAGAGAATGTCGATTATCGGCATGAGGACCGGGATAGCGGCGGCGCCCATGTCGGTGAAGCTCTGAGTCACGGCGCGCTTGAACTTCTCGATCTCCTGGTCCTTCCCGAGGGTCTCGTTGAGGGCCTCCGTGGCGTTGTTGACGTCACCGAGGGCGTCGACGGCGGAGGAGGGGTCGAGGGCGAAGAGGGCGCCTCCGAGGTCTTCGGCCTGCGTGCCGAAGAGGGCGACGGCGGCGGCGTTCCGGGCGACCGGGTCTTCCATGCCGCGGAGGCGGTCGAGGACGTCGTCGAGACCGGCTGCAGCGCCCTCGCCGCCGGCGGCGATCTGGGCGGTCGCAGAGGCGGCGTTGAGGCCGAGGGCCTCGAAGCCGGCGGCGGAGGTCGTCGACCCGTCCGTCGCTCGGATCTGGAACTCCTTCAGAGCGTCCGCGACGAGGTCGGTCGAACGCGCGCCGGCGTCAAGTCCTTGCTTGAACAGGCCTGTCGCTTTCTTCCCGTCGAGGCCGAGTCGTTCGAGGACGGCGGGGTACTCGGTGAAAGTGTCGAGGAGGTCGTCGGCCGCACGGGCGTTGCCCTGGAGGCCGGCGGTGATGATGTCGAGGGCCTCGTCGGCGTCCTTTGCCATGCCGGTTCGGATCAGCTGGCCGATCGCGGTCGTGGTCTGCCCGAGGTCGAGTTCGAAGGTGTCTGCGAGGTTCAGGACGCCGGCGGTGACCTTCGAGACCATCTCGTCGGAGGCGTCGATCATCCCGTCGATGTTGCCGATGACGCCGGCAGACGCCTGGTTGACCTGGTCGAGACTCTCGCCGTAGGCCTCCGCGAAGAGGTCCCCGTTGATCCGGCCGAGTCGCGCGGACTCGGCCGGATCGAGGGCGAGCTTGCCGGCCAGCTGGTTGTTGCTTTGAGCCTGCTCGACGGCGTTGCCGAAGCCGGCGACGAGCGCGGCGCCGGCGGCGAGGCCGGCGACCTGAACGCCGTCCTTCAGCTTCGACATGGACTGTTGCCAGTCCTTGCCTGCCTTCTCGGCCTTGTCGAACGCCTCGACGGCATCGTCGGCCTCACCGAGGATGCGGAGAGCGAGAATCGCGGTCTTACCGTTCACTGGCTTCCCTGTCTTTCTCGATGATGTAGAAGGCCGTCGCTAGGTCGGCCGGGTCTTCTCTCGCCCACTCGGACGGGAGGTTGTGGTTGCGGAGGGCGAGCCAAACTAGGGCGTAGTGGGCGCTGCCTTCCGGCCAGCTTTTCCCAGCCCTTCGACCTCCGAGGCGTCGTCGTCGTCCTCGTCGACGTCGTCCTTCAGGGACACGTCCACGGCGGCTGTGTCGCCCGTGGTGAACTGCTCCCAGTCGAGCGCGGTGAGGCCCTTCCGGTGGGCCGCGTTCCAGGCGCGGAAGGGGATCAGCTTGATCGCGTTCTCCTTCAGCTCGCCCCACCGCTTGTTCTTGCGGAGGGTGGTCTCGAACGCGAGCGTGTCTTCGAGGGTCGGGGTGACCTCGATCGTCTCGCCGTCCTGGAACTCGATGACGTACGTCTTGGATGCCACTGTGTTACCTGCCTTTGATTCGTTGGATGACGCGGGTGATGTAGCTCTCGTAGACGCTCCGCCAGCGCGGTTCAGCGACGCGGGCTCCACGGGAGGGGAAGGGGTTTGCTGCGATGTGCCGCCGGCCCCAGCCCCAGACGATCGGCCCGGCGTAGCGGACCTTGCCGTTGTTGCCGACTCGGACGACGCCGGCGGACTTGGTGCCGGCGGATCGGACGGTGGAGGCGAGGCGGCCCGAGTCGACGGGCGCTCGGCGCTTGATCTCAGCGGCGGCGATGCGGGCCGCGTCGGCGTTGGCCTCTTTCAGGTCGGAGAGGTCGTCCCCGGCGGCGCGTAGCTGCTTTCGGAGTTGCCTCCAGCCGCCGACTGACGCGCCGGCCGGCATTAGGCGACGGTGCCCTGCGTGGGCTCCCCAACGCACTGGAAGGTGAAGTCCGACGTGTTACGGGTCTTCACGTCGCCGCCGACCGCGATCGGGACGATCGTGACGGTGCCCTTGTAGGTGCGCTTACCGGCCTTCGCGGGGGTGAAGACGAACGGGAGGTCCTTCAGCTTGTTGGTGAAGCAGAAGTCCTCCAGGCTGTCGAGGTCGTAGTCCTGGAGCAGCGTTCCGGACAGTTCCCACTTGGTCGTCGCGTCGCCGCGCTGCGTGGTGCCGTCGAGGACGGGGATGTCGTCCTCGAACGAGGTGTCCGGGGTGAGGGCGCACTTGGTCAGCTGCGCACCGAACTCGCGGGCGGAGGCGGTGGTGCCGATGTTGAGGCTGCCGGGGCCGAGGAGGCTGGACTTGGGCATGGGGGGGTTGGTTCCTTGTCAGTCAGCGAACGTGAGTTCGTAGGCGGGGATGGGGGCTTCGCGGCGGTCGTTGGTCTCGAACGAGGACGGCTGGGCGACGGTGACGTCGAGGGAGGGTGCCAGGGCGGCGATGATCTCGTCGAGGCGCGTCCACGATGCGAGGAGCGCGTCGGCGGTGCCGTAGGCGACGACGATCGTCCACGTCGCCTCGGTGTGGTGGTAGGTGGGGAAACGGAGGGCCGGCGGGCGGATCTGGATCGCACCGCCGGCCTTGAGGCGGGCGTGCTGGGCGACGTCGCGAGGGTCGAGGGTGACCTTGACGTCTTCGACGCCGGCGGCTTCGAGGGCTTCGGAGATCTCGGCGGCGATCTCGTTCGCGCGCTCGATGCGGGGGCTGGTCATGCGATTCCGATCGGGATGAACTGACGGAGGATCGGGTAGGCCGAGAGCATCGGGTCTCGGGCGATCCGGACGGGGAGTATGTCGCCGCCCTCGAAGCCGACGACGCCGTTCCGGCTCGATCGCCGGTGGAAGAGGTCGGCGCCGACTTCGAGGACGGCACGGTGGAGGATCGAGCCCGGCACGGTGGCCGAGCCGACGTAGTTGGCGACGAGGGTCGAGGCCTCCCCCGCGCACGCCGTGACGAAGTCGACCGACTCCTCCGTCTCGTCGGCGTTGACGTACTCCGTGAGGGCCTCGACGAGGCCCTCGTCGAGGACGTCGGCGGAGGAGGTCTCGTCGCTCATCAGGCGGCCGGGGCGATCTTGACGGGCTGGATCGCCTCGGGGAACTGCGAGCCCACGGCGAGGTAGCCGTAGACGCTGAAGTCCTTCGTCAGGTTGAGGATGTTCTCGTCCTGAAGCTGGTAGGGGGCGCCGGACGACTCCCACGTGGTGAGCGCGGCCGAGTCGTAGAAAGAGAGGGTCTCGGGGGCGGCGCCGGGGAGGAGCTTCATGGAGACGTTGGCGACGTTGCCGGTGATGCCGGTGACGTCGATCGAGCCGACCTGGTTGACGCCCTCGCCGTAGACGCGCATGAGGGAGTTGCCGTTGGTGTCCTCCAGGCGGAGGAGGCGCTTGAAGACGTCCTTCGAGACGTAGCCGCCCTCCAGGTTGAAGCCGAGATCCTCGTAGCGCTCGGCGGAGTCGACGAGGAGGTCGAGGAGGTCGTACGTGCTGAAGCCGGCACCGAGGGTGAGGACGTCGGCCTTCGCGAGGTTGGTCGTGAGCACCTTCTGAAGCTCGGCACGGACGGCGGCTTCGGTCTCGACGGCGTACTTGATTCCCATCGCGCGGAATGCGGTCGAGAGGTACGCGGCCGAACCTCGCTCGATGACCTGGCGGGACAGCTCGACGTACCCGCCGTAGGTGTCGACGCTGGCGGTCGCGGTGTCGAGGGCGATCTTCCCGGTGACGAGGGTGTCGCCCTCCTTCGCCTGCTTGCCGACCTTGGTCGAGTCGCTCTTCAGCTTCGCGTACTCCAGCGTCATGCCCTCCGCGGGGAGGGTCTCGACGGTGAACGTCTGCATCACCTTGCGGCGCTTCTCGACGAGCTTGATCGCGTCGGCGAGCCACACGTTGCGGTTGACCGAGTCGGCCAGGGCGCCGCCCGTGTAGGCGCGGTGCAGCTGCATCGCGGAGTCGTCGCCGGCCGCGACGGCCTTCAGGTAGTCGCCCATGCTGCGGAACTGGGGCAGGGCCGCGGGGCCGGCGCCGTTCGCGATCTGAGCGGCGAGGGCGTCGAAGCGGCGGGAGGTCTCGTCGCGGTCGAGGGTGAGCGCCTCGTCGAGCTGGGCGCGGGTGAGGGTCTCGGGCACGGTGGTGTCTCCTTGGTTGGGGTCGGTGTGGCGGTGGCGGACGTCGGTGACGGTGGCGCCGGCGTAGGCGGGCATGGGGACGAGGGAGACTTCGGGGACCTCGACGCTGGTGCGGGTGACGTTCCCGGTCTCGTCGTCGATCTCGGTCGTGATGGGGCGGAAGCCGACCGACATGGATCGGACGACGCCGTCGCGGAGGAGGGTGTAGGCCTCGTCACCGCGGGGGGTCTCGGAGATCCGGGCGGTGATCTCCCAGCCGGCGTCGACGTTGCGGTGGGAGACGATGCGGCCGATCGGCTCGGAGTGGCGCCAGTAGAGGAGGGCGTCGTCGGAGTCCTGGACGGAGCCGCGGGCGAACTGCTCGGTGTAGGAGCCGAACCAGTCGTTGATCTCGGTCGGGGACTCCCACGGGACGGCGATTCCGGTGACGGTGCGCTCGGCGTTGTCGACGGCGCGGACGTGCATCTCGCGATGGTGAAGCTGGGTCTCAGGCAACGGGGGTCTCCTTCGGGGCCGGCGCGATCGCCGGCGGGGCGGTGGCTGCGATCTGGGCGCGCTGGTCGTCGGTGAGGGCGGGCATGCCCTCGGTCGAGCGGATCTCGTCGACGGTCTTCCACTTGCCGGTGAGGGCGAGGTTGTGGGCCTCGTAGCGGGTCTTGGTGTCGGTGCGGAGGAGGGCGTCGATGTTGAACCGGGCGCGCTGGCCGCGCGGGAGGATCTCGGTGAAGACCTCCTCGATTTCGCGGAGGACGTTCATGAGCGAGAACCGGACGTAGGCGATCCAGTCCTGCTCGACGTTGGAGTACGTCTGCGCGTTGCCCTCGACGGCCGCGAGGAGGAGTGACGCTGGAATGCCGAGGAGGCGGGCGATCTGTGTCGTCGTGAACTGCTGCGACTCCAGGAATTGGACGTCGGCGGGCTTCAGGAGGAGGGGGGCGTAGCTCAGGCCCTGGCCGAGGACGCGCACGTCGTGGGCGGAGAACCCGTCGACAGGCTCACCCTTCTCGTCGAGGCCCTTCCAAGCGTTCTTGTACTGCTTGGCCTGGTCGGGCGAGAGGGCGGAGTCGGTGGTGAGGATGCCGTTCGGCATGCCTGCCTCGGTGAACCACTTCGACCCGTAGTCGCGGGCGTCGAGGGCGCCGGCGATCTCGGTCTGAGCGGCCTGGATCGGGCCGAGGCCGCGATCGAGGCCGGTGATGCGGAGGAACTTGAGGTGCCGGATCTCGCGGCTCGTGTACTCCTTCTGGCCGTAGCCGTAGGTGACTCGGCCTGTGTTGACGTCGGTCTTGACCGCGACCTGCCGGGGGTCGAGGATCTCGACGTCGACGACGGGGCCCTCGCTGGTCGCGTCGGCGCCGGGGGCGCGGACGAGACGATAGAAGGCGTTTCCGTCGAGGTAGAGGCAGGTCGTGGTCTCTTCGAGGAACGCTGAGCGTGTCATCTTCAGTGAGGGGGTGGCGACGATCGCGGAGGTGTCGATCTTCAGCCCGCCACGCTCGACGTCGAGGGAGAGTTGCGACACGGACGTCGCGTGGATCTGGACGGCGCGGAAGACCGTCGAGAGGGTCATTGCCCGGGCCGGCGTGACGACGGCGCCGAAGTCGCGGCGGGGAGCCCGAGCGGTGCCGGCGGTCGGCGACTCGATGAGGCCGGCGTCGCGGGCGAGGCCGAAGGCGTTCGCGATGCGGGACATGACTGACATGAGTAGAACCATGTGGGGCCGTGCAGGAAGGCGCCAAAGTCGGCATCCATTCGACTCCGTACGGCTCCACACGGCCCCTGAGGGCGCGTTCTTAGAAGAGTTGCATTCCGACCGGTGTCGCCAGGTGATCGACGCCCCACGTCGCGACGGTGGCTGCTTCGAGGGCGCTGATCGATCCGACCGAGGCTCGCCGGCCCCACGACCAGGCGCCGTCGGAGAACCAACGTCGGGTGGCGAGCTCGGCGGCGTCGTCGAACGCGAAGTGCGGGCGGTAGTGCCAGGTGGCGCCGGTGTCGTTCGTCACGCCGGCTAGGACGGTCTGGCACGATGCGGCGACCGCGGCGGAGTTGAGTTCGATCAGGGTGATGCCGGCCCGAGCGACTTTGTCGTTCAGGGCGCCGGAGGGGCCGACCCGGTCGATTGCCCACGGGACTGCGGGGTACTTCGCGGCAAGCTCTTGGACGCGCGGCAGCGCCCACGCGGTTCCGGGGGCATGACCGTCCTTGACGATCGCGGCGATGTACTCGCCGGCGACGAGGGTGACCGAGACGATCGACGTGTCGACGCCGTCCATGCCGACCGCGGCGCCGAAGCAGACGGGGCCGTCTGCGATCTCCTGGTCGGCCGGCAGCGCGGCGGCGCTCCAGGCGTCGGCGGGGATGACGCGCTCGGTTGATCCGGTGCGGCGGTTGCCGTAGGCGCGGGCGAACTCTCCCGGGCCGAGGCGGTCGAAGTTGTCGACGAGGGTTTGCATGTCGAGGAGGGTTCCGAACCCGGGGTGCGCGGCGGCGACGGCGTCGAGGTCGGAGGGGTCGACGTCGGGGCCGATGCCCCAGTCGAAGAAGGCCGTTGAGGGGTCGCCGGCGCGGGCGCGTTCGAGGCGGGGATTGAGGAACGTCGATTCGATGGTGCCCTCGGTCGACTCGATCCACAGTTGCGCGCGCTGGCCGGTGACCATCCGGCGAGTGGTGGTCGTCGGGGCGATCGCGCCAAGGAGTGCTTGACCCTGCTGGTAGCTGTAGGCCCACGCCTCGTCGATCGAGTTCGAGTCGGATTGCTTCGAGTGGAGGGAGTCTTCGGTCGGGGGGTGGGGTCGGAAGATCGAGCCGTTGACGAACTTCATCTCCATCGAACCGTTGGAGTAGCGGGGATTCTTGGCGAGGAGCGGTCGAAGTGGATTCGACTTGATCTCCATGAACGATTCCGCCATCTCGCGCCACTTCGCGTCGGCATGCTGACCGCTCTGGGCGGTGTACCAAGCGCGCCGGCCGGGGCCCATGAGGCAATTCTGAATGTTGCGTGCTAGCTCGAAGGCGGTCTTACCGATCTGCCGTTGCCCCGTGAGGAGGACGTCGGAGTAGACGAAGACGCCGGCCTCGTCGACTTCGAGGGCGACGTCGGCCACGTATCGCTGCCAGGGCAGGAGCGGCATCCCGATTGCGGCCGCGACCGCCGCGAGGTGGGCGCCGTAGGTCGCTCGGTCAGGGTTCCGGGGTGTCGCCTGGCGCGGAGGGACGAGATCGGGGGGCAGTTCCGAGTGCATCGAGGAGCTTTCTGGTGTCGGGGGGCAGGAGGTCGGCATCGCCGGCGTCTTCGGTGCCTTCGAGGAGTTGCATGGTGGCCGCGAGAGTCGAGACCTCGTTTGCGATCGCGCGGCCCTTCCGGTTGCCGGCCGCGATGTTCCGGGCGAGGGCGATGCACATGCTTTTCAGGGCGATCTGCGAGCGAGTGAGGGGCCGTTCGGCCTCGATCTCGGCAATCGCGGCGAGGACGGCGGTCTCCTCCTCCGATAGCACCGGATCGACGTGAATCGGCCCCATTCCGGGCAGATAACTGATGCTCTCACCAGGCATTTTCCTGACCTCCGGGGGGCTTTTTTCTTTGCTGGGTTGGGGAGAGAGGGACGGTGGTACGCGGGGAGTCCTGTGCGTCGCAGCCAGAAAAACGGAGGCCGATCACCAGTCACGACCGCTCGACTCGCGAGCGACGTCGAGGGCCGATTGCACGGCCTTGACCTGCTCAGGGCTGTGCCGCTTGCTTCCGGTGACAGTGACCTCCGGGCGGGCCGGCGCTTCAGTGCGGGCGAGGACGGTCGCGAGGTCGTACCAGCGGGTGATCTGCTTGTGCATGAACGCCGGGCGCTCGATGCGGGCTCTCGACTCGACTACTTCCCGGCCCGGGTCGACCGTCACGATCTCGTACCTCAGCCCCCGGTACTCGGCTAGCTGCTCGGGGGTAGGGATCGCGTGGATCAGCCACACGGTGCAGCGCTCGGTGAGGCGTACTGCGCGCTCGATCGCGGCCTTCCTTGCTCCGATCGCGATATGCCTCACGTGCTGCGGGTAGACATGCGACGAGGGCGCGTCGACGGGCATGAGCGCCAGGGCGATCGCGTCGAGGTCGATGACGACGTCGCCCATGCGGGCCTGCTGCCTCACGAGGGTCGATTTGCCGGCTGCCGGCGGGCCGATGATGACCTTCACGACCACGCCGCCCATTCCCGAGATCGCGACGTTGCGGCGCTTGGAGTTGCAGGACTTGCACGCCGGCCTGAGGTTCTCGATCGTGTCCTCGCCGCCGTGGCTCCATGGGATCACGTGGTCTTTCGTCGTGGCACGGGTGGTACAGCCAGGCAGCTTTAGCCAACACATGTCGCCGTAGGTCGCAAGGACGAGCTTGGTCATGCCGACACCGGCTCGGCCGGAGGTCCGCTTACGCACGGGACGGCCCTCGGGTGCTTGTGCGCCGGCTCGCGTCGATGAACGCGACGACGTCGGCCGGGTGGTAGCGAACCTCCTTGCCGATCTTGATGAACGCGGGCCCAGTCCCCTCGATGCGCATCTTCGAGAGGCGGTCGGTGTCGATCTGGAGATGCTCTGCGACGTCGACGGGCTTGAGCAGTCGCCCGCGGCCGGCGGGCTGCCCCTCAGCCACGTCGACGGCTCCGCGACGCGTGGACGATGCTCATGAGCTTGCGGTCGGCCTTGGTGAATGCCGCGTCGAGCGGCAACGTCGACCAGCGCGAAGAGGCGTGAGCGCGCACGACGTCGCCGGAGGGCGCGACCTTGATGCGCGCAGGGCCGTCCATGCCGAAGAGGCGGCCGGCGGCGAGGACGCGCTTAGCCACGGTCGCCCTCCTGGCGGTGCCGGCGGCGGGCGATGCGGATCTCGATCACGGTGTACGTGAGGGCGAGGATGGTCGCTACGGCGAGGCCGAACGCGGGGTCGATGTAGTCAGTCACTTGGTGCCTCCGAGGGGGATCTTGGTGAAGTGGTCGCGGGTAAGTTCGGCGGTGGTGCCTCGTGCGCCGCAGGACCGGCAGCGGGCGGGGCGGGTCAGGGTGAGGGCGATCGCGAGGCACTCCGCGCACACGGGCGTCGACGGCTGAGAGCCGGTCGGTGCGGCGGCGGGGCAGCACATGAGGACGGCAGCCGTGCCAGGGCAGCCCTGGCCGTTCCGCTTGGCCTCGCAGGGGATCTCGGGGTCGAAGTCGAGAGCGTCAAGCACGACGTCGAGATCGAGAGCGGCGCTCATGCGAAGACCACGATCACGGCCACGAGGGCGACAAGAGCGGCGACGTAGACGCCGACGAGGATCACCACTCCCTGCTGCTTTGTCGTGAGGTCTTCGCGCTGAGAGCCGCGACGGTTGCGAGGGGTAGGGGCGCTCATCGCGCGGCCTCGGAGATCGTCGTCAGGCGGTCGAGGAGGCGGGTCGAGGCGTCCTGCATCGCGGCTGCGTAATGGCTGCTGCACCCGCCCTCGTCGAGGAGGACGGCGGTGAGGCGCACGGTCTGTGCGTCGCGGCGGATCTCGACGCGGTCTCCGAGGGCCGGGAAGGCGCGCGAGTCCTGAGCTAGCGCGGTGAGTTCCAGGGCGGTCGCTCGAAGCCTGAGCGACGACGACGGGCGCTCCTCGGGTGCCCGGTATCGAGCCGGCGGAAGGGTGAGGGTCATCGGGGGTCTCCTGTCAGGAGGCCGGCGGCGATCTCGTCGTCGCGTCGGCCGCAGTTGGCGCAGTAGCCCGAGGGCAGCCACAGGTGCCCTCGGTTGGATCGAGGGCACGTCGCCGGCGCGGCGTAGGACGTCTGAGAGGCGGCTGAGAGCGCTTCTGTTGCAAGTCCCTGAGAGTTAGTAGGAGTGTTCTTAAGTTGTTCTTCTTTTGTCGTGCGGTTTTCCGTCGTCGGGTTCTCCGACGTCGGGTTTTCCGACGTCGGGAAATCGCACGACGGTTTCGACCGGGCCTTTTCGTAGATCTCGCCGGTTTGGACGTCGAAGGCCGGGGGCTGGGCGAACGTCGCGAGCGGGGCGTTATCCACAGCCTCCGACGGGTCGCAGAGTTCCCAGTTCGTGTGCGAGAGTCGGCCATTCGAGGCGCGCATCTGCTCGCGGCGGAGGTAGCCGTAGGCCTCTAGTTCTTCGACGGCCGTGCGGATCGCGGAGATCCCATCCTTGGACCGGCCCGCAATGCTCTTGAGCGAGATCTCATAGCCGGCCTCGTGGCTCATGAGCATCCCGAGGACGCCGATCGCACGGAAGCCGAGACGGTCATCGCGAAGCCAGGCGTTGGGGATCTGCGTGAAGTCGCGCTCGAAGCGGAGGCGCCGGCGGACAAGTCGGCCGGCAGTCGATGATTCGGTCACGCGGTGCGCTCCGCGGCCGGCAGGGCGGTGGCATCGAATCGGAAGTGACCCCCACGGGTCTCCAGGAGGGGCGTGAGGGTGCCAGCGGCGACCCAGCGCCTTATGGTGGACGAATCCACGCCATAAGCGGCCGCGACGTCGCTAGTCGTGAATATCGTGACTTGTTCAGGCATACGTGAGATCAGAGCATACGCATGATCAATTCACCTGTCGCGACACGCCGCTCGGGATGCATCCGTTGCACGATATTCGCGACTACCGATATCGTCGCGAGCATGACAATGCTTGCTAAAGACGGCGCTACCAATCAGCGACCGTGGGTTCCGTCTCTCGGGACCTTCTCGTCGCGCATCGCTCTGGTGCGCCACCTACTCGGGATGAACGTGAAGGAGGCGGCGCTGTCCTGTGGGATCTCGCCGGCCTCGTGGCGCCAGTGGGAGATCCACGGCTCCCTGCCTCGCGACGTCGTCACCGTCGCTCGCACGATCGCTGCGCACACCGGCGCTGACGCGACGTGGATCATCACGGGCGAGGCGAGCGCGAACGCTCTGGAGATCTCGAAGATCGACGACGCCCTACACGAAGAAACGCCCCCGGCCGAAGCCGAGGGCGTTTCTGATGATGTGCGCCTGGAGGGACTCGAACCCCCAACCTTCTGA